GAGAATGCTGACATCGAAAGCATCACCGCAGAGGTCACAGCACTGGAAGAGCGCAAGGCTCAGATCGTGGCCGAAGCAGAAGAGCGTAAGGCTCAGCTCGAAGCTGTTGAGAAGACAGCGAAAGAGGTCCAGGAACTCAAGAAAGAGGAGGAAAGAAACATGATGGACATTAAAGAGTACCGCAACACAAAAGAATACATCAACGCATTCGCTGAATACGTCAAGACCGGCAACGATGCAGAGTGCCGTGCACTTCTGACTGAGAACGTCGGCACCGGCACAGTAGTCGTACCGGAATTCGTCGAAACCAAGGTCATGACCGCATGGGAAAACGACGAAATTATGAACCGTGTGCGCAAGACCTTTATCAAAGGCAATCTGAAGGTAAACTTTGAGATTTCCGGTACAGAAGCAGTCGTACACACTGAAGGTTCCGGCGAAGTAGAGGCAGAGACACTGACACTCGGTATCGTCAACCTCGTTCCGGTCAGCATTAAGAAGTGGGTACCTATTTCTGACGAGGTTTACGCAATGGGCGGTGAAGCGTTCCTCGACTACATTTACGACGAACTCGCATACCGGATCGTCAAGGCACTTGCAGGTGAAGTGATTATGGCAATCATCGATGCAACCGAAGACAACACAAAACCGGAAGTTGCAACACTTACACAGACACTTGGTGCCGGCACAATCGTTGCGGCTGAAGCACTGCTTTCTGCAGAGGCTACTGACGTAGTAGCAATCATGAACCGTGCTACATGGGGCGCACTTAAGCAGATTCAGATTACATCCGGCAATAATGTCGGCGACGTGTTCAACGGTCTGCCGGTACTGTTTACAGACTCACTGCTTCCGTATAACGCATCTTCCAACAAGGTCTACATGATTATCGGCGACCTCAAAGGCTTTACCGTAAACTTCCCCGAAGGCGACGACGTGAAGTTCAAGTTCGACGACCATACCCTCATGACTTCCGACATGATTCGTGTTCTCGGCAGAATTTATGCGGGTTATGACGTCACCGCACCGGGACGCTTCACAATCGTCAAAGCGACGGCATAATGAAAACGGTCAAGTTAAAGACCGCAACGCACATTTACGCAGAAGCGGGCACGCATAACGTCACTGACGCAGAGTGTGCCCGGCTCTGTGCTCTGGGTGTCGCTGAACCGTGCGCCGTGTTTGAGATTGACGCACGTGAAATCGAAGCGGTCAAAGAACTGAAAAAGAAAACGGCAAAGAAGAAGGCGGCGAAGTAAACCCGCCTTTTTGTTCACTTGAGAGGTATTACGCATGACTGATTTACTGGCAAAAATCAAACTCGCATTGAGAATCAAAACGGATGCGTTCGACGCAGAATTGACCGACCTTGTGAATCAGTGCGTCGCCGATATGGGGTTTGCAGGGATTGATACGGAGATTATCGGCAGTGATTATCTGACCAACCCTGCGGTCGTCATGGCGGTTATAACTTTCTGCAAATTCAACTTCGGGAAATTGGATAGTAACGAGTACGACCGCTTGAAGGCATCGTACGACGAACAGAAACGGCAGATGAGCATGTCAACCGGCTTCACAGAATGGGGCGAAACGAATGGATAGAAGCGACGTTTTGACGTTGGTCAGTAAAACATACACGACCGACGCTTTCGGCGTGCAGAGAGCCTCAGAAACACGTCGTGAGGTCTTCTGCGACGTATCCAACGTCACCCGCACCGAATGGTCAGAGGGTGGCAGGCTCGGTCTCAACCCTGAACTGCGTTTCACAATGTTCTTTTACGACTATGCCGGCGAAGACACCTGCGAGTATGACGGCGTGCGATATTCGATTTACCGCACGTACCGGGCACAAGACGACACCGTCGAATTGTACGTCGAGAGGCGCAAAGGATCGTGAGCGGTTCTGTAATTGCTTCTGCGAACCTTTCAGCGGTCGTCTCAAAGTATCTCAACGAATACGGCAAAGAGGTTACCGAAGCCGTAAACGAGACGGTACAAGACGTCGCCGAGAAGGCAGCTGCCGAACTCAAGACGGCAGGCGACTTCAAAGGGCGCAAGTACCGTGCCTCATGGTCGACAGAAGTGCAGAAGAAAGTCGGATACACCGACGCAACGGTCTTCAATAAGAAGCACTATCGACTGACGCATCTGCTCGAATTCGGGCACGCAAAACAAAACGGCGGTCGGACGAGATCGTTTCCGCACATTGCGCCGGTCAACGACAAAGTCGCAGAAATGTTCGAAACGGAGTTACGCAAAAGAATATGACTATTCAAGACATTTACGAAACACTGCAGTCGTCCGGTCTGCCTGTCACGTATCTTCAATGGCGAGAAGGGCAGGTACCGGAACTGCCGTACATCTGTTACTACTATCCAAACACCGACAATTTCGGAGCCGATAACAAGGTATACGCAAACGTGAACCGGCTTTACGTCGAACTGTACACGGCTGAAAAAGACTTCGAGACAGAAACCCAGGTCGAGCAGGTACTCGGCGACATTTGCGGGTTCTGGAACAAGTCAGAAACCTTTATCGAGTCCGAAAACATGTATCAAGTACTTTATGACAGTGAGGTAATAATCAATGGCTAACAAGATTAAGTACGGTATTAAAGCGTGCTATTTTGCACCGGTCACAGAGGTTGCGGCTGACGGTGCACTCACATACGGCTCACCGGTTGCGCTTCCGGGTGCCGTTTCAATTTCTCTGAGTGCCGAGGGTTCATCTGACCCGTTCTACGCAGACAACGTCGTATATTGGCAGGGTGTCGCAAACAACGGCTACAGCGGTGACCTCGAACTCGCACTGATTCCAGATGCGTTCCGCACGGCGATTCTCGGCGAAACACTCGACGCAAAAGGATTCTACGTTGAGAGAGCCGACGACACGCAGACAGAATTTGCGCTTCTGTTTCAGTTCGAAGGTGACGAGAACGCAACACGGCACTGCTTCTACAGATGCACTGCGACTCGTGCCGAAGTATCCGGTCAGACGAAAGAAGATGCAGTTTCACCGCAGACTGAAACAATCACTATCACGGCACTTGCCCGTATCAATGACGGCGTCGTGAAGAGCCGGTGCCCGTTCGACGACGATGCGCAGAGCCCTTATCAGACATGGTTCACGGCGGTGCAGGAGCCGACAGCGTAATCAGCATGGAAAAGACACTCGAAGTAGACGGCAGACCGGTAAAGTTCAAGGCGACTGCTTCGACGGCGAGGCGATACAGACAGCAGTTTAACCGTGACCTTCTCGTTGACATGCAGGCATTGTCGACGAGTATCGGAAACGGTCAGACGCTGTCTGCGTCTGCACTCGAAACGTTCGAGAACATTGCGTATACAATGGCGAAGCAGGCAGACGATACCGTACCGTCAGATGCCAATGAATGGTTGGATACTTTCGACATGTTCTCTATCTACGAAATACTGCCTCAGATTATCGAATTATGGGGCGTGAGCATGGAGACACTCGAAACAGGTAAAAAAAAATAGCGCAGACTAGTCGCAGAATGACTACTGCGCTTTTTTTGTTAAGATGCACAGAACTCGGTCTGAGTATGCAAGACCTCGAAGACCTCGACATGGGCATGGTTTTCGACATGTTCACAGAGAAGTCGAACGACGACGTCGAGTACGCAAAGGTCGCTACACAGGACGACATGAATAAATTTTAGAAAGGAGCCGGCAAGCATGGCAGGCAACAAGATTCGAGGCATAACGATTGAGATCGGCGGTGATACGTCGAAACTGTCACAGTCACTGCGTGATGTTGACGACAAATTGAAAAGCACGCAGAAGCAGTTGTCGGACGTCAACCGGCTTCTGAAGCTCGACCCAAAGAACACAGAACTCTTACGGCAGAAGACGGAATTGCTGAACAAGGCAATCAAAGATTCTGAAGACAAGGTCAAGAACCTGCAGAAAGCGCAGGAACAGTTAGGCGGTCGCACAGAAGAAAACGCCGCACAGTATGACGCTATTGAACGTGAGATTGTAGCGTGTGAGTCTGCACAGAAAAAGTGGAAAGACCAACTCGACGGCATGAGCGCACCGCTTCAAGACTTTAAAGCGACCATGTCAGATGTCTCTGCAAAGACCGGGGAATGGTCGAACAAAACGAAAGGTCTTTCAATGGCGGCGGGGGCAGCTGCAGGCGGTCTGCTTGCGAATGCTTTTGCCGCATCCGCACAGGCAGACGAATACAACACACTCGCCCGCAATACCGGTCTGACGGTCGAGGAACTGCAGAAGATGAAATATGCGTCAGACTTCGTCGACGTCTCTTTCGAGTCAATGACCGGAAGCATGGCGAAACTCGTCAAGAACATGGCGAACGGCTCTGACGCTTTCGAGACGCTCGGCGTATCAATCCGAGACGAGGCGACCGGTGAAATGCGTAACGCAACCGACGTCTGGTACGACTCGTTGAAAGCACTGTCAGAGGTTTCAAACGAGACCGAGCGTGATGCGCTCGCCATGGAATTGTTCGGTAAATCGGCAATGGATTTGTCAGGCATCGTCGACGACGGCGGGCAGGCATTGAAGGCATACGGACAGCAGGCAGAAGACGCAGGTCTGATTCTTTCGGGCGAGACGATGCAGGCGGCGAATCAGTTAAACGACCAAGTCGACACACTGAAAGCGACAGCGACGCAGGCGGCATTAGAGGCGGGTGCGGCACTTGCAACGACCCTTGCCCCGGCGGTCGAAAAGATCGTGACAGGCATATCAAAACTCGCAACATGGTTCGGTAACCTTTCCGGTCTGGCACAGGCGGCAATTCTTGCGGTGCTTGGATTGGTTGCGGCAATTTCGCCGGTGCTCGGCATTATCTCAGCAATAACAGGAGCGGCGGCGGCACTGAATGTTGCTGTATTGCCTTTAGTCGGTACGGTCGCCGCAGTGGTTGCCGGCATCGCTCTACTCGTCGCCGCAGGTGTGGCACTGTATCAGAACTGGGATACTGTCGTAGCATGGGCAGGCACATTGCGTGATAACGTCGTAAATGCTTTCAACACACTGAAAGATAATGCGATTGGAGCGTTTAACAATCTCAAAGACAACGTCATGACCGTCTTTGAAAACATCAAAAGCACCATCAGCGAAAAGATCGAAGGCGCAAAAAAGATCGTCACAGATGCGGTCGAGAAAATCAAAGGCGTGTTTAACTTCTCGTGGTCTCTGCCGCCTTTAAAGCTTCCGCACTTTCACGTATCTGGCGGTGAGCCGCCTTGGGGGTTGATGGGTCAAGGTTCATTGCCGAAAATCTCGATTGATTGGTACAAAAAAGCATATCAGAACGCAATCATGTTCAGTACGCCGACGGTCGTGCCGACCGCATCCGGTATGAAGGGATTCGGAGACGGCAACGGCGGCGAAATGGTCGTCGGTAACGATTTACTCGCACGCATGATTCAGCAAAACTCTGGCGCAGCTGAACTGAGTCGTATTGAAGAATTGCTCGAACAGATCGTCGCAAACCCGGTGACACTGAGTACCGATGCACGTCGGGTATTCAAGGTCGTTCGGTCACAAAACGCAAACTTCAAGACGTCGACCGGTCGCAGTGGTTTTGAGTACTGAGAGGTGTAACGCATGGCAGATTATCAGTTATTCACAGTCGGTTCGGTAGACTACACCGACAAGGTCAAGCAGACGGCGTATGACGTTCGCCGGGAAAACGTAACCCAGGCATGGGTTGACGGCAATCATCGGAACAGGGTGTCGACAATTCGCACAAGGATTGCCGGCACCGTCAATCTGCTTCTGAAGAAGGCAGAATACAATCAATTTCTCGCCGACATGGAGACCGCAAAAACGGGCGGTAGTTATTACAATCTTGGCGTGCATCCGAACAACACGACGACCGGCACCGGTCTTGTGCCGATAGTAGCGACGGCACGCATCTCGTCACAGGTCGCATACGGCACCGAAGCGTATGCCTACAACCCTGCCGGCATGTATGTGACCGTAGAATTCGAGGAAATGTAACATGCTGAACGTACCTACAGAAGTACAGGCACTGTTCAAGGCTGACAGCGTCTTCAAGAATTTTCGTGTACATTTCCCGAACGGTGAAAACGCCGACCTCACGAACGACGATATCGTTTCTGAGTCGGTATCATTCACAGAGTCGATTTGCTCTGCACAGGTGTTTCAGTTCGGTCTGTCAGAGCGGTCTGAAATCGAATTTGAGTGCGTGGGCGTACAGAATATTTACGGCATGACTATCGAGTGTGCGATTGAAATCGAAGTCGCAAGTCTAGGCGCAGAATGGCTTTTTCAACAGTGGCAAGAAGTGCACGCACGTGAAGAAGCGGGAACGTGGAAGTGGTTAGACTGTCAAGTCGTCTCGCCGTACCAAGGGCACATTATGTATCGTGTACCATACGGTCGTTTCATCGTTGAGTCTTGCCCAAGATCGCAAGGGGCAATGAAGCATAGAAGGGTAGATGCGTTCTCGGTCGTCGGCGGTCAGAAAGTCGAGTTGTCGCCATTCTTGAAATTCAAATTCAATGCACCGTTATACCAAAATGAAAAAAGCATGATACAAAACGTGCCGTTATTGCTTGCATGTAACAAAAACGACATTTCTGATATTACTGTAACGGAAACAGAACTAGAGACAAACAGCACGGCATCAAGTTATGACGTAGTGCGCCCGATATCTTGGTACGACGGTGACACTTTGCACACCATTTCATTTAGAAGAAGTGGCGCAATGACATATTTCGGACAAATCAAAAATTGGATGTTTGATACTATGCTTCGTAGCGACCGGGACAGTTTGTTTAGAGTTGTGTGTGATGTTGATTATTCTACTATTACGCCTGTGCTAGACAGACTTAATGAATTGAATGCGCCTACCGATGTTATAAACATCGTGAGGAGCGTTCTGACAGTATTTTATTATGCTGACAGTGATACAAGATACGGAAATAAAGTTGTATATGCTTTTGAAAATGCTGAAGACACAGGTTATTTATATGCTTTTGCGAACGAAACCGGATCGTATGGGATTTGTTTCAAAAATAGCGGCTGTGACCGTGCTGTGATAGACCTTGGAACAACTTCGTCAGAATCGTTCAACATAGGAGAAACAGTATCGAATCTACACGCATATCAATACACCCTAACAGACCCCGATATGTTAAATCAAACCATAGAAGTAACCGCCACAGGAGCGTACGGATATTTAAGCACTTACACAGATGCATTAGATTTTGCGTCTTTAGTTGACGGTTACACAGAAATACACGGTCAGTTTAGACGACCAAGCAGAAACGGCGACGCAGAGTATGTAACAGTCTCTAAATCGGAACCGGTCGCAATGACGCCGGCTGAATATTCTGAATTATGGTGGGATGAATTCGACGTCGAGCCGGTCGGGACAATAACCGCAACATACAAAGACGTCGATGCAGGGCAAGAACAAATCGTCACATACGACGTCGGAACCGGACAGTCGACGTATACAATGAACGACAACTATTTTTTGAAGAGTCTTAATCTATCGGCAGCTGACTTGACCGGTCAAACACTTGAAGAATATGTCAAAGCGTTGCTTGACGAAAACTTTGTGCCCAAACTGCAAGACGTCAGTTTTGTTCCTGTCACACTTGACGCAATCGGTCTGCCCTACATCGAAGCAGGCGACTATCTCGAAATTGACGACGCAGACGGCGGTACTGTCGGCACATATGTGCTATCTCGAACTCTGAGCGGTATACAGGTACTCACAGACAGCATTGAAAGCAAAGGCGGCGAGGTGTTAGGCAATGGCAGTTAGGGTGCGGTACGGGTCGAACGACGAGGCGGCAAAGAAAGCCGGCGGGGACAGTCCTACACCTGAACCTTTTGATTATTCAAAAATTAAGGAAATCGGTGAACTTTCTCATGTGTCCGGAACACTGATAGCAACGATAGCACGCCCTAATTCGATTACGCTGAATGCGAACGGAAATAACAACTTAACAGGAACATATATTCAGATTCAAAAAACCACAACCGTTGTCGCGCGCGTTGCTGGAACGTATGCAGTAAGTGCCGACGGATCAGCTTTTCAGTTAAACACATACGCAGCAAGTGAACAGATTTATCACAAAACGAGCGGAACAAAACGGTGCATAGCGATTTACATTGAGCAATAACAACACGTGCAAACAGCACAGGGGTTTCAAGTAAACACAAAATCGGTGGCGGAATAGGTAGACGCATATGCAACCGTAAGACTAATAACGTGGTTCAAATCCACGATGCAGTTTTTAGAACGAAGGAGTTCATTGCTGCAGACGTTGTGACGGAAATGTTTGGGTCATGCAAGGTGCAAATCCTTGCCCGATTTTAATCAACATTTAATTCAAACATAACGTGCAAACACAAGCACGTTTTTTGGTGAAGGGGGGCAGACCATGACACCGGCAGAATGGAAAGCAATGACACTCGGCAAATCGTACAACACCGATTCAGCGTATGGTTTTCAATGTTGGGACTATTTCGACGCATTTATTCGGTACTTCAAGTTAAACGTATCGACATACTGTGCGTTGACCGGTTACGTCTGCGACCTGTGGCGGCTCAAAGACAAATACGGGTATGCAAAGTACTTCGATTTCATTACAGACCCGGTTCAGCTGCAGAGCGGCGATTGGGTCTTTTTTGACCGTGGCAGTGCGTCTCACAATCAAAGTCACGTGTGCATGTTTTTCTCGCCTAATCTTGAATTAGGACAGAACCAAGGTGCGCCGTACGTCACCGAGAAAGCGACGAACTATAGCGACATGCTCGGCGCAATGCGTTTCAAAGGGTGGGCAACGATCTCACCCGGAGCGTCGGACGTGACCATCAACGGGCACGCATACGCACTGTACCGTCAGACCCAGAAACAGAAGGCAGTCATACTGTCTGCCGGTCTGAACCGGTTACAGGGCATCAAAGATCTCGACTGCAATGCGAACATATACGCAAAGGTCACAGGTGCTAATTACTTTCAGATGCGGTCAGATACCGAAGACCCGTACGGCACAACCTACGGTGATATCTCGGCACCACTGAACGACGTTTGGACAGAGACCCCGAACCAAGATACGACACTGTATTTCGATCTCGACACGGGCGCATACGGTGACTGTACCGGCATTCACATTGAGCCGACGCATAACGTCTACTCGCCGGCGGTCGTTTACCCGGCACAAGGCAACTATCAGTACGCTCGAATGGTCGGTATTAATCATGTCAACACTGTATCGACGTATTCGTTCGTGATACGGTTCGTGCAGGGTGATTATGCCGTCGGCATTGCGAAACAGGAACTCACCCCGAAGCAGATTGCAGCTGACTTCAGACAGTACGCCATTGAGTCAATCTCATTTCTCGACGGCGGCGGCTCTGCACAGTTCGGGCGGTGGAACGGTACCGAATTCGAGTACATACGAGACACAGGCAGAGAAGTACCGAGTGCGGTTGCCATTATCGGAACGGAACCGGCACAGATACCGCCTCAGACCGACGTAAACACGCCTACAGGCGGCGAAACACAGAAAGACGAGGGACAGACCATGAAAGACGATACCATCGAATTTGAGCCGATACAGGGCGATTCTTGGACAGACCCAGAGCCGACCTCAGGCACGACCATTCTGCAACGCATTTCTGCTCTGCTTTCGGTCAAGTCGATTATCACGATCTTCTTGACGGCGATCTTCGGTTTGCTCGTTCTGAATGGGCGAGAGTTACCGGACGACTTCGTCAACATCTACACAATGTGTATCTCGTTCTTTTTCGGGTATCAGTTCAAGAAGGCAGAAGGTGATAAATGATGCAGGATATCACATGGGTTGCGGTCGTCGGTGTGCTTCTGCTCGTCGGGCAGGTCGTGTCACTGTATAACAGCATTTCTACGGCACGAAAGAATGCCGGCGAACCATTGCAACAGGTCAAAGTTATGGTCACGGCACACGGGGCAGAGATCGCCGATATCAAACACGAGATGGTCGATATGAAGAAAGACATCAATCATGCCTTCGACAAAATCAGAGAGAACAAAGAAGAATCAGAGCGCACGGCAAAGGCACAGAATGCGGCACTGATTCAGATACTGTTACTGCTCAAAGAACCGACAAAGAAAGACGACAAAGCAATCGACGACACAATCAAAGAATTATCATCAATCTGACGCCCCGAAAGTAGTCCTCCTTTCTTGGCATAGGGTGCATGCGGGTTTTTTCCTTCAAACCTTTTTACCGCATGTACCCAAACAACAAAAAACCGGTCTTCGTGACCGGTCTTTTTTTATGCCTTGATGAACAAGAGAACGTGCCCGTCTTCAGTCACTGTTCGTCTATCTACGAAAAGGCAGGGGTTCGAACACATTTGTCGAACACGTTCGAATGATACCGGCTCTGAACCGGTCGTCGAGTAGTTGAGGTCGAATATGAACTTCTGACCGTCGTCGTCGTCAAACAGGTATATCCGGTTGATGCAGGCGTTTATCAGATACCTTTGCGCTTCTGTATCGGTCTTCTCGGCTCGTTTGAGGGCGTACAGGAACGTCTTTATCTCTTCGGCGGTAAATACTCGCCGGGTAAGTTCTTCGTGCCGTATACGGTCTTCTGTGGCTTTCTGCTCGGCTTCCAATGACCGAAGCACTTCGCCGGTCGTCTCTGACCATATACCGTTCTGGATTGCGGCGACTATGTTGTTTATCTTTCGCTTTATCTCGGCTAATTGGTCAGACAGTATTTGCGTCGTCCGGTTGACTTCGGCTGAGTCTTGGTACCGGAGCACTTCAGCTGCCATGAGGTCAATGAAGGTATCCGTCAAAACTTCTTCATTGATGATGCGGATGACCTCGTTTTCAATCCATTCTTTCGGCACACGCTTTTTCGTGCATCCGTTTCGGCTTGCGGTCTTGGTACCGGTGCAAGTGTAATACCGGTACGTGTTGCCGCCTTTGTTTCGGACGCTTTCTCCGACGATCTGACGACCGCAGTGACCGCAGAACAACTTACCGGTCAGAAGGTATTCGTCACCGCCCGTCGGTTTCTTTCGTTTCCGGGTGAATGACCGGCGTTTTCGTTCCTTCTGGACACGGTCGTATAACTCACGGTCTATGATGGGCGGTATGCCGTGCTCGTCGAGTATGTCTTTGTATCGGTAGATGCCGATATACTTCTCGTTCTTCAGCATGTACCGCAGTGAATTATTAGTGAATTTGTGACCGTGACCGGTCGTGATTCCTTCTGCGTTGAGGTCGTCGATTATCTGCATGTACGGTTTCCCGTTTGCGTACTCGGTGAAGACCCGGCGCACAATCGCCGCCTGGGTTTCGTCTATCTCATATTTTCCGTCGGACGACTTGCGGTATCCGAACGTCGGTTGTGACAGCATCTTTCGTTCCAGAGCCGAATCATACAGACCCCGGCGGACATTCTCGGCGAGGTTTGCGCTGTAGTACTCGGCGAGGGATTCCATCAATCCTTCAAGTATGATGCCTTCGGGCGAGTCGCTGATATTTTCCATCGCTGAAACGATCTTCACGCCGTTTGCCTGCAACATATGCCGGTATGTTGCGGCGTCGTACCGGTTACGGGCGAACCGGTCAAGTTTCCAAACAATGACGACCGAGAATGCGCCGGTCTCGGAGTCTTTTATCATTTTCTGAAATGCCGGTCGACGATCTGAAGTACCGGTCAGTGCCGAGTCGGTATACTCTTCGAGCACTGTTAATTTGTGCTTTTTCGCATACTCTCGGCACTCACGCAGCTGACCGACTATGCTTTCTTCACGCTGACCGCTAGACGAGTATCTTGCGTATATGACGGCGGTTTTCATATGATACCGTCCATTTCATCAAACAGTGCCTGCACACGGACGCCGACGACGTCGCAGTATTTCTTCAACATGCTTGCATTGATTTGTCTTTTTCCGGTTTCCCAATAATGCACAGAAACTTTCGAAACGTTGAGCAGTTCGCCGACTTGAGTCGTTGAAAGGTGCTTCGCTTCCCGGTGTTTGCGCATGACTTCACCGAGTCTTATATCGAATGATTTGTTCATTTTGTCGGTCTCCTTTTCTTCTTCAATTTTAACGTGTGGTTAAAAATCTGTACATAATGTGTTGACAGTTAACAATAGGTTGACATATGATGAAATTCCAAGATAACAAAAAGTTAACTTGAAGACAGGGAAAAAGGAGAACACAACATGAAAGTTAATGACGCACTCGCTTCAATGACGTTCGGCGGAACGGTACTTATCTTCTCAAATGACACACTCCCGGAACAGTTCGAAAGCATCGACGAAGCGTTCGGACGTAGCAAACGGCTCGACCGTAAAGTATCCGAAATCAAAATCAAAATGCACGGACACGTCGCAGAGATTCTGATTGAAACACTCTGACAGTCGAAACACCCTTCGGGGTGTCTACCGGGAACGGTCTACCGGTACTGACGAGACAGACCAAGAGAGCCGCAATAAGACGGCAAAGGAGAACAAGAAAATGGCAACGAAAGAACTCATCAAGATATGCAAGAACGGTACCAAAGTTTGGAAGTACTCTGACACCTGCGTGAAGTGCAACGGCTCCGGTCGTGTGCCGTTCAACTATGCCGACGGCGTCTGCTTCGATTGCAAAGGCACAGGTACTGTCTCGTGGAAAGAGTACGAGTTTACGCCCGAACATGCGGCAAAATTAGAGGCAAAGCGAGAGAAAGAAGCACGTGAAAGAGAGAACAGGCTGAAAGCGTGGGAAATCATCGAGGCACACCGGCAGGCTCTGTTAGAGAATGCCCGCTTCGATCACCGCAAGGCTGAAGCAGAAGCGAACAAGGCTTCGACGTGGCAAGGTTCAATAGGCGACAAGGTCAACGCCGCAGTAACACTTACCAAGTCATTCGAGTATGAAACAGACTACGGCAAAACCTTTCTCTACTTCATGAAAGACGACGCCGGCAACGTCTACAAGTGGTCGACCGGTAAGGGTCTCGGCTGGTACGAAGACGAGAACGAGAGCGACACATACCATCAAGTCGAAGACGGCGAACGCTTCGCAATCAAAGGCACGGTCAAAGACCATACTACCTACAACGGTATTAAACAGACCGTATTAACTCGTTGCAGAGTTTCCGAAGCATAGGCACTAACGGTTCGCCGGCTACCATAACAAACGCCGGCACAGGTGAGGCGATAACACCTAAACAACACCAACCAAGAAAGGAAAGAGAACATGGAAGAAAAGAAGACCAAAAGGCTCGAAGAATTGGCACCTGGGCAACACCAAGAAATGACGGAGTACATCGTCACAATGAACAACGGCAGGCAGGTCAGACTGCTTGTATCTGCGGATGACTGGCAAGATGAATGTAAATTCATGGCAGACTGCATTGACTATGTAGACTGCGAAGGTATCACCCGGTACGGCTTGAAAGATATCAAGGTGGGTCGCTGACATGTTGAAAGAGATTGAAGCAGTCAGAGCAAAACTGCAGAAGAAGATTGCA